ATCCTGTACAAAACGCACACTGTTTGGTTTAAGACTAGCACCTTCAGTAGCAGTACTTAACGCAAACACGGTAGCATCTTCACTGTTGTCTTTACTAATAATTTTAACTGTCAATGTAGTCGGTAAAGTAATTGTGGCTGTACTCTGAACGAACACAACAGCATTTGCAAATGGTGAATAGGAAACTGTTTTCCATGTGTGGTAGAAATAGTTCCAATACAGACCGCTTGCAACGTACTTTTCAGTAAACTTGTTATTGTTGTCATAAACCTGGAACCAATTTTCGTCAAGCAATACCGCTTTTACGTCTTTCATTAGATTTAACTCATCTGTTGTGATTTCTTCAATACCGTCTGAATTTTCTCTGATAATGTTAAAGCGTTCGTTGTCAAACTCTGACCAACTGTCAATAAGAAACAGCCTACCCATGAAATCAGCCTTTTCCATGTTGAAAGCTGAAGCAAGGACAGATACGTCAAATTCTGCGTTGAAAGTTGCATCCATGAAAATAACCTGTCTGTCTTTTGGTGTATTTGTTTTAACTCCAGCCTCATTATAATTAGAGGACATAAACGGTAAAATATTTGATGTACCTCTGAATTTCACTGCGGCATCAGTCAAATAGTTATCCTGTACTGTAGAGATAGGAAACATTTTTCCGTTGCTGATTGCTTTAATAAGCAGATATTTAAACAGCAAAAATTCATCATATTCAGCAGCAGTGTAAACTGAATCAACGATTTTTGCAATAAGGTTCTGTACACCATCAATTGAAAGAAAAGCCTGTCGTAAATCTTCATCCTGTATAGTAACAGGATATACAGCACGCCAGTTCATTGTGTGAAATACACTTCTAACATCTGGAACGTTTCTCTGAAATTCCCTTTTTGGTGCTTTTTCAACGTCAAAGTCCACAGCCTTTGCTATGGAAACGAAAATATCCTCAACACTCTCACCAAATTCGAGATAGCCCTTTTTTAAAATTGCGTATGGATTATTAAATGTTGCGCTCTGCATTCGTACAATTGCAATACGGTTTACAAGCGCATTGATAAACTGATTAGCAAAAGCAGACGTACCGTAAATCACTTCTCCTACTTTCGGGATGTCAGTTGTCTTTGTAACTTCTGGCACATTCTGCTGATAATCATAACCAGCGTTCTGTCTGATAACGTTAAGAATGTCCATTGTTGTTGCGTTTAATGTGCTTACTGCAACTCTTTTAGGCATATATTTAACCCTCCTTAAATAAATCTGAAAATGTTTTTTTCACTTCTGGTTCTGGCTCTGGTTTAGGTTCTGGCTCTGGTTCTTTACTGAAAAAACGGTTCGTATAACGCTCTCGCCACGATTTATCGTTTTCTTCATATTTTGTTTTCCAGTCCTCACCGTCACCGTTTGCTCTTGTTTCTAAGTCGGTGAACGTGTCACTAACATCTTCAAGAAATGAAATTGTTTCATCATCTGTCTGCTCTCCTACTCTTGTTTTAATTGCATCTAAAATTTCCTCTTTATTTCTTACAGCCATATTATAACCCCCCCTATTCAACTTTTGTCCACTTGTTTTTATCGAAAATTTCCGATAATCTTAAAGAAAGTGGGTGGTCTGGTGAAATAAGAATATCACCATTCTCTGTAACCATAATTTCAAAACCAGTTTCATGTTTGTACTTTCCTTTTGTAAATAACATTTTATCAACTCCTTTTTCTTATAAAATTGTTTCACGTGAAACATTTAAAAATAACGTATCATCATATAAAGTGGTAATTTTGTTTTTCTTTTTGATGGTAACCCACCTCCACCTCCACCAGCACTGAAATAGCGGTATAACATCACAGCATTGTTAAATATTTCTGCTTCTGTTAAATATCCGTCTTTTGTTACCCAGTTAGTAATATTGGTGTTGTTTGCATTACTTGAAATAAAATTATAACAAGCGTTTGCACGTTCTACTCGATAGTCCCATGACGAATCGTGTATTCCCTCCCAGCACATATTCCAATAGTGCGTCAGACTTTCAATATCTGTGCTAGTTGACTTTAAAAAATCTTCCAGTGTAGCGTAATCTTGATACCCTGTTTTTGGCATCCACACATTTTCGTGTACAATATACGCACATTGTCCGTTTCCGTCATCATCAGCATACCCATTTGTTTGTAACCAGTCATGCAACTGATAAAGTCTCCCATGGGTGTCACCGTCTGTGTTAGTCCATTGACCTAACCCATACCCAACATTTAATGCTGTCCATTCGTGTGGTTCTTTTTCCCAAACTCCCGGGTTAATATTTGACTCTTGCCAAAAATTACCACACATAGCTGATACAACATAAATGCTTGCTCCATATCCTGTTACACCACCCTCACCGTATCTGAAAAGTCTTTGAAATGATGAAGTGTAAGGACTGATACTCACTTGATCTGCCAGCGGTCTTTTGTCTGTGTGCGCTCCCATGAAAATTCCAGAACCTTGCCCACCTTGATAGCACATTTCTGTATGCGTTGGATTTAACCCTATATCGCCAGCTAAATACTCACCTGTTGCAGATACTTCTGTAAAACCTAGCGACAATAGCACTTCTGCTTCATCATAGGTTGTAAATGAGTTATGAGCTGGAGCGTAATTAGGAGTTTCAAAACCACCAGCTAGTAACGCATAGTTTATAAATGAACTGCAATCATAATATGTGATACCACCGACTGTTTGTTGATTTCGATATGCGTTACTATATCCTACGTTTGGTGCGTTGCATGTTTCAATAGCCCACGAATAAGATTTATTAATGTCTGGCATGTTATCCCTCTGCAATATAACAATTGTACCCTTTATCAGACAATTCTTTTTTTAGCTTTTCTGCATTTTTTCGGTTATGAAATGCGCCAACTTGCACTTTATAAATTTTCTTAATGGGCGTTAATTCTGCAAAAGAAACTTTACCGTCTGCATCACACACCCCTTTTGCAATTGCTCTACCTAGCTCTTTTTCGTGTTCATCAATCCATTTTTCAGTGTCTTCATTATCGTGAAATTCACATTCAAGATAAGCTGTTACACAATTTGTAGCATTAATTTCATATAGATTGGTTGTAGTCTGAATTCCTTTATCTTTTGTGGGTGTAAGTTTTGCAACTTCTTTGTAAATGTTTATAACATGTCTGTTGTTTAGTCTGGTAGGATAACACAACATCAGTGTACCATGACCGCCGCCAGCATTCGTGTGAATAGGAATATGTAAATCCGCCCCCCATTCGTTACTTTCTTTTACTCGGTTTTTATAGGTATTTTCTTTAACTGATGAACCTATCTTAACTTCATACCCATTCAATTCTAAATAGGCTCTAGCATATTCTGCAATCTTGATACAATGAAAAGCTTCTGAATGTTCACCGCCAGCAACAATATTGCTCCACTGGTCAGAGGGTGAAAGATATATTTTAATAAAAATCACTCCTTGTCAATGTCTGAAATGTGAAATAGCTCCAATAGTTTGTCCGGTAAAAGGTCTGAATTAATTTTGCTGATATTTTCCAAAATTGATACTAATTCAGTTGTGCACGCATAAAGGATTATAATAGGCAGAATTGATACATCTATATGAAAACCAATATATTTCCCTTGTGTATCAACTAACCATGCTACAAGGTAGCAAAGTATAAAGCCAATTTTTTTGAATAACCCATCACGTAGTTTTGCTGATTTAATGTCTTTTGATTTTACTGCTGAAATAATACCGGTGACTAAATCAAGAGCATTAAAAATCAGTGCAATAATAACAGGGTAAAACTGCATATTTTTTCACCTCCTATCTTATTCATTTTAATTTATTATAAACTAATTCTTGAAAAATGTCAAGATGTATGATATAATTTAATAAAAGGAGAAATAAATTTATGAATAAATATTATGATGGCACTAAACTCTTATCAATGCTTGATATAAATGGAAATAAACCAGAAATATACATGTGTACCACTAATCGTACAGGTGGAAAAACAACATATTTTGGCAGACTGTGCATTAACAGATTTCTTGATAAAGGCGAAAAGTTTGGTCTTTTATATAGGTACAATTATGAACTAGATGATATTGTAGAAAAGTTCTATAAAGATTTAGGTAGTTTATTCTTTCCAAATTATACAATGACTTCTAAACGTAGAGCAAGTGGAACGTTTCAAGAGTTATTTTTAAATGACAAAAGCTGTGGTTATGGGTTAAGTTTAAATAATGCAGACCAAATAAAAAAATATAGTCACTTATTTTCAGATATTCAGCGTATGATTTTTGATGAATTTCAGAGCGAAACAAACCACTATTGCGATAATGAAACTAAGAAATTTATTAGTATTCACACCTCAATAGCCAGAGGGCAAGGTAAACAAGTTCGATATGTCCCAGTTTATATGTTAAGCAATACAGTCAGCATTATAAATCCGTACTACGTTGAAATGGGTATTTCTGGTAGACTCAAAGACGACACAAAGTTTTTAAGGGGGGACGGTTTTGTACTTGAACAGGGATATATTGAAAGTGCAAGTATAGAGCAAAAAAATAGCGGATTTAACAGAGCTTTTTCTAAAAATAGCTATACTGCCTATAGTAGCGAATGTATTTATCTGAACGATAACAAAGCTTTTGTTGAAAAACCAGCTGGAAAGTCAAAATATCTTTGTACTTTAAGATATAAAGGAAGTGACTTTGCGTTACGCGAATATACTGAAAGCGGTCTTATCTACTGTGACGATAAGGCAGATAGTTCTTTCTTAACTCGAATATCCGTTACAACTGACGACCATAATATTAACTATGTTATGTTAAAACGTAACGATTTCTTTTTATTAAATTTACGTTATTTCTTTGAACACGGTTGTTTTCGTTTTAAAGATATGCGGTGCAAGGAAGCTGTGTTATCAGCTTTAAGTTATTAGGTATCTTCTTTTGTTTCCATTAATGAATAAACAGGAGAGCACGGTTGAAAAAATACTGCCTGTTTACTTTTCGGTTTCGCTGACCGCTTTAAATGGTACAAAAGTTACAGATATAAAAATAGCATGAGTAAAGAAGATATTTTCTTCTCCTCATGCTATTTTATTTTATAATTCTTTTTCACATTTTATTAAATACTCTTTAGTTTTTTCTGGCGTTGTATTGTACTCTTTGCATGTTTCATCTAAAACACAATGCTCACAGTCTGTTTTATCACATTCTTCTATTAGAAAACCTAATAACTCACCATATGTCATATTTTTACCTCATTTCATAAGTAGTATTCACAAGTAATACTCCTCCACGTATGCGAATTGGTCTAAGCTTATCTGGCACTTTCAACCCAACTTTAAAGTCGCTATAATCTCTAACAATCGGGTTGTTGTCTTTATCAAATAAAAACTCTTTTTCTTCATCACTCCAATTTTCATTTACATCAGCTGTACCTTGCATAGATATTTCAAATAAATCTTTGCATTTTTTCGGCATACCAGCGCATTTAATATTGTTGTATTGTTTACTTTCATCTAATGGAATAAGATTTTCGTGTGTAACGTGTTCAATATAAGTTTTCTGCCTTGTAAATATAGCTTTATCCCAACAACTTTCTAATTTCCAGCAACAAAATTCTTTGTTGTCTACTTCAATTCCTTTTATTTCTTGCGGTAATAAATCACAATGTATGCTGTCTGTATCTGCATATATAAACCCCCTTTTTTCTGCTCCATAATAATTTTTCTGTGCAGCTCGTATTGTAAAATTTCTTGAATATGATGTAATAGCAGAGCCTATAGCAATATAACCTGGCTTCTTTTCGTTTTCTACTACTTGCATAAACCCTATAGATTTATCGTCTTTCACGTATGCAATCTTAAAAGAAGAATCGGTACTACTTGCCATTTTCCCATATAGGTTATTTAAAAATAGCTTTGCTAACTCTCTTAACGCGCCTTTACTTTCCTTTTTTATTTTAGCATATTTGTTGATGTATTCGTCAAAAATACCAACCATAGAATAAAAGTAACAACCATCAATAATTTCAAAATCGACTAACTCATAGTGTTCTTTTATTAGTTGATAATCTGTCATAGTTAAAGTTAGTTCAACTTTAGCCTGTTGTATATTTCCGTTTTTATCTATGTAATAAGGAAAATAATCGTCGTTTTCGTGATTGTAAACATCACTGGTTTCTAATGATTCAGTTCCTTTATATTTTAAATCCCCCTTTACTTGAATAAATGGCAAATAGTTGTCTTTTATGTAAAACCTTGTTTTTATTCTTACAAAGTAATACATATTTTCTTTTAGCGCTTCTTCTGGAATAAAATTTCCAGTCCAAAATTTTGGCAAACCTATAGGGTATTTATTTCCACTTTTACTACTCATCATAGAGGGGTAAAGGGAATTTACATCAGCCGTTGTCCCATTCGTTTTTATTTTGTTTTCTTTTCCTTTTACTAAATAGCACCAGCCACCCCTATATGATTTCCGTAACCAATCACCAGCATTATCATATTTGTGTTCTTGTTTATCAATTTTAAAATCATATAGATTAGGAAACATTTCGGCGTAATCTAATTGAATTTCTAAAGATGACCGACATATTTTTTTATATTCTTCCAAACAACATGAGCCTATGGTTAATTTATTATGTCCTTGTTTAAACATAATTTCTAGTGCTTCTTTCACTACAAGAACATCATTCGCTATATACTCTTGTTCTTCTTTTGTTATCTCACACCCAGCATAACGAAAGCCAGTATATTCCATATCTAATTTTTTATGCTTTGTACCAAAACTTTCACCTATTCTTTTAACGGAAAATGGTAAAAGTTTAAGAGAGTCACGTATTTCTATAAAATGGTTTTTTACTTTTACTACAATAGAATACCACATCCCTCTATCAGATATGGAGTATTTAAAGCTATTGTTAAACATTTTAAATTGCTGTTTCCATTTTACGTCAGTTTCTTTGTCTCCAATTTTATCATATGCCTGTGTAAATTTTTTATCAACTAATAAATATGATAACCAAAAAGCACCATCAAATTTTAGGTTGTGATAATATACAACAACGTTGCAATTTAATGATACTAAATAATCAAAAGTTTCGGCTATGCTATGCAGAATTGTTACTTTATCACTAAATAACTCTACAAGCGCACTAGCCCACACTTCTGTGTTTACTTGCCCTTTGTACACAGTTGTTTCAAAATCTCCCATAAAATAACGATATTTACGTTGTTTCATTCTGGTTGTTCAAAATCCTCATTATATTCTGATTCTAAATCTAAATCTTGTAACTGTGAGGGCGTTAAAGTATTAGCTGTTAATATTTCCATAAATAATCTAGTTGCTGACTGTATTGCTTCTGCTTTACTGTCCCATAATACTATAGTTATTAGTTCTGATAGTTTATCCGAATTTGCTTGTAATCTATTTCCAATTTCTTCTTCACCGAATAACGCTATTTGCTGATTAATTAAACTTAATAATACGCTTTGTGACCGTATAGTTTCTTGTAGTGCTACAGGTCTACGTCTTTTTCTTCCTACCCAACTTGTATCAATTTGTAACCTACTTACAAAATCATCTATTATATTTTTAAAGACCTCTTTTCCCTCTGATGGTAGTTGCTCACGGTGTTTTTCTGCGTCTTTAAAAGACCAACTACGACGTTGTTTCTGTCTTTCTTTTCTAGTTTTAGCAGCTTTTCTAGCTCTTTGTTTTAGTTCTTCTTTTCGTCTTTTCTGTGGTTCTTCAATTTCTCCTGTTGATTCTTCAAGATATAAAGATTTTTTATATAATTTTTCTGGCGTTAATTTCTCTAATTTTCTTACGCTTGCTTTTGTTACTTTTTTAGGTTTTTGTGGTATTATATCTTCTTCAAATACAAACCCACGCTTTTCTGCTCTACGAATAAATTGCTTGATTCTTTTTAGTTGTTTTGAGT